GCCGACATTTTGCCCTTGGCAATGTTCTTTGAGTGACGAGCCTTAAAAGATGCGCGGCGTGCCTTGTCAGATTTGGATTCGCCTTGCCTGCGTGGCGAACCTGAAACGCCTTGCTGACCAAAGCGGATCAACTTAACCCTTTCGCCTTCTTTGGCAAGCACAACATGCGATTTTGTTGGATGCTTCGGGGTGCGCTTGGGTTTGTTGTACCCGCTGAAAGTTTCACCCCGATACGTGATGGTCATTTTCTTTTAGGCGCTGCCCTCAATTGGGAACGCTTCTTAAGAACAGGGTTTCCTGTTGACTCGGATTTAATACGGACAACAGGATCCTTATCAGAACCAACCCTAGTGATCGTGCTACCTGTGGGGCCTTTAATACTCGCACGCTTGCCAGCCATTCCGGTGACAACGCCATATGTGCGTTTTCCTTGATAGGTCCAGCTAACACGATCACCTTTTTTCATTTTTTCTTACCTCCTTTTTTCATGCCTTTTTTGCCCATTGGCTTCTGAGGCTTCTTGGGGCCTTTATACATTGGCATTTTCAGGAGGCGACTGCTTTGATTTTAACTACGCTTGGGCGTGCGCCTTTTCTTTCGGCTCGTGCCAGCTTCTGAAAATGCGATGGCCGCGGCCTGTTGCCTGCTGTAGCCTTCTTTGATTAATTTTCTGATATTTTGTGAAATAGTGGCTTGCGATTTACCTTTTTTTAACGGCACCGTAACGAGATCGCAGCTGATCTAAGGATAATTCAGAACCGTCGTCTCTGATCATTTTTGCCATAGCATTTTTTGCCCCGTACTTCCTGGCAATTTTTCTAAAATATGGAGCTTTGCTGCCTAGAACTTTTTGCTGTTCTGAGTTGCCCTGCTTGAGCAACCACTGGCCATAATTCAACTCGGCGGAAACAGGCCCATAGGCTGATGCGCGCTTGGCAACCTTTGAAGGCGGCAAGATTTCATCATCAACAATTGGGACAATCGTGCTACGGCAACCAAAGTGCTGAGGGGGCTGTGGCCCCTTGCCATACTCAAACTCTTTACCATCAAGCGCCCGGCAAATTGGCGATGTTCTAGAGTCTAATGTTGCCACATATTTATATTTTTTTGTTACGTCTAAATTTGCTTCGTAAACGCTGTTTGCCGCTGCATTGGCAACTTGATTAACGCTGGTGCGAACAAGGGTCACAACTTGAGCATTTGCTGCGCGTGTAAGCTCTCCGCCTGCCAACGCAAGTTGCTTAACTGTTTTGGCCTCCTCTCCAAAATCAAGTGTTCCCCTCAATCTTCTTGAAATGTCTGCCGTTGGCTCACCAGTCAACAAACCTTGCCGCACCAACTGGCCGAACCTTTCTGCTTGCGATTCAGCCAACCCCCTAAATGCTTTTTGCACAACCTGGCCATTTGGCAAAGTGATTGTTGATCCTTGAGTGGCAGTCAAGCTAAATGTTCTCGGAGCACCTGCAGCAGCTCCAGGGCCTTCAACGGCTGCGAATAAATCATCAGACAAGGCAACAAGGTTGATTTGAGTCGGATCGGTGCTGACTACCGATTGAGCAAACTGAGGGCTTATCTCTACAGTGCGAACAAGATTTCTTGAACCTGCAGGCAGCGCCTTTCTTAGCTGATCCTGGACAAACTCAGATTGCAGCTCTGCCAAGCCCTGAAGCTCAAGAGCAGTGATTTCTGTGCTGTCTCCCGCCCATGTTGCCAGGGAGTCTTTGAGCTGCGCGATAATTGCCCTCAATCTTGCAGCCTTGACAGGGGCTCTGGCTTCATCGATTCCCTGCAGCTGATTTACTGAATCAACAATAATCAAATTGTATTGATTAATTATTTTCCTGGCAACGCTGTTGCTGTATCTGTTGAGATCAATCGCATTACGAAAAATCGTTTGCAGATTAGGAGGCAAAGTCATCAGATCACCTCAATGCCCAAAACTTCAGCCTCAAGTGATGTTTTTATTGAGACATCAGCGCCTGCGTTTAATGCGTCTCTCAATACACCAGGGAATTCCTCGTAAAGACTATCCTCTTTGATTAGCGCAATTTCATCAACTGAAATGGCAAGATTTTCTCTGTACCAAGTCAACCTTACAATTGCAAAAATTTCTTCGGGTAATTCCTCGTGATAAACGTAAACTACAGGCCTTTGTTCCGGCTGCTGCTCTTTTGGTTTCTCCTTTGGCTTGCCCATTAGATCCCTTAGCCATGAGCCAATCATAAGAAGAATCAGCACAGCCAGATCCCCTTATTCTTCGATCTCAACGCCCGGCTCAATTGGTGGTTCTTCGTCAGGCTCTGGGGCTGGCTCCGGCTGCTCTTGCTCGATCAATCCGCCGTTTTGAGTGGCTTCGATTTCTTCTTCAACATCAAAATCATCACCCAAAACCTCACCATCGGCAAGTTGTTGAAGCAAGGTTTCCTGGGTAATTGTCCCTGCAGTGTAAAGTTGCAAGAGCGATTGAATCTCTTGGGGCTCAAGTCTAATGCCAAGAAAATCACGATTAATTAAACAGCTTCCGGCTTGAGATTCTCCCAAAAACTGGGCATGAAACTGAAGGCAATTGTCGATAGCGTCTTGCATGTTCTGAGCAATAACCATCATTGCTGAGTCGCCTTGGCTTCTATCAATTCTTTTGGATTCTGCGGTTTCAGCAGAAAGCTTTTGGCCTAACACCGCAGACAATCCAAGCTCATTGATTTGGCTTGCAATACTTTCAAGCCTTCTGAATTGATAATCAAACGAACTGCCACCAGGCTCAATGTATTCTGCTCTACCTTCGGCAGGAAATGCTAGGGCCTCTCCTGGCCCCGCAGATACTTCCTCAGCTGAAGAAGGAAAGCCAAAAAATGCCAGCATTGGCACCGCGCTGATATGAAGCTGGTTGTCTAGATCTGATTGAACCTGATAAGCCTTAAGGTTTAATTCTGCAATATCTTCAAGCGGCGGCCTAGATTCCAAAATGTTGTATCTGTTTGAGTAGGCAACTGCAAAAGGAATTTCTTGAATTGTTGTTGCACCTTCCTCAACAATTTGAAAATCGCCGTCTTTTCCCCTTCTGTGGATTTCATATTCTCCAGGTCTTAAAACTCTAATCTGCTCAACTTGCTCTTCTCCATATTCTGAATCTTCAGATGGAATCACGATCGATTCTTGAAGCCTCAATTGAGTCAATGTAGACTTACCTTCAATTGCCTCAACGCGAAAGCCGAGAATTTCTCTTGGTGTATAGCAATTCCAGTAAGGCCTACCACCATTAGCAGGAGCATCAACAAGGATGCCGATGTGACCATAGCGTATCATTTTCCTAGCCGCTTCATATGTCCAACTGTTTAAATCGTTGCCTTGCATGTCAACATCAAAGAGCTGTTCTCTGATCGTGTCGGTGACATCATCAAGCCTTACAGGCTTGCGCGTTAACATGCCCGCTAGCATCCTTTCAAGTCTTTGATAATACGGAGGGCAAACAGAGCGAAAAAGCCTGTTGTCATAGCTTTCATCTAGCTCTCGCGGCTCTTGCGGCAAATATCGGCGGTGTTTTTTTCTGATTCCGTAAGTGCCTGTTGAAAGGTCTTCAATCAACATCCAATGCGGCTCTTGAGCGTACCAAGCCGAATTTGGATCATTTACCTTTGTGACGACTCGCTGAGTCTGTGGGCGGTCGTAAAAGTTATATCCCGTGTACAAGGCTTTTAAGCGTCTGTCTTTTTATTTTAAGCGACAAAGGAAAACCCCCCTACGGCGGCAACCGGAGGGGGGGGGGATTACGGACCGAAACCCGAAATAGAAACTGGGAGGAAAACAAATAATATCACCCCTTGGCGAGAGCGTCAAGAAAAGAAACCCCCCGGTTGCACCCGGAGGGTTTCAAAAAGGTCCGAAAACCCAAGTAGATCTGCCGAGGATCTGATGACCCAAAGCTTATCACGCCTCAGCGAGAGCGTCAAGAGCAGATTTGACATCTGCAGAAATTGGATCAATACAACCTGATACCTGTTCCCTTTCCTGCCCCAGCATGAAGCGGGTTGAACTCTCGCCATATCAAGTAGCCGCAACCATCAACCATGTGGTCATACCCTGCGCTCTTGTCGGGGTTGCCCTTGTCGTCATAGCTCTGCAGCTCTAGGCACTCAATCAGCTTTTTGCACCGTTGATCGATCTGCATCCTGATTTCACCCTTTCCATTTTCCAGCACTGCTTGAACTGCTGCAACACGGTCACGAATCGGGGGGTTTGATTTTGGGCTCTGATTCGACATCCCGTAACCTTCAAGAATTTGGATGTCGGTCTGCGAAGCATTAGTCGATCTTGATCCGCCTGAAGCGTCAGGGTAAATGTAGATCTTTCTGTCTGGGTGCCTTCTGCGGATTTCACGAGCAAGTGCATCGGTATCATGAGCTTTAGCAATTTCATCGATAAAAAGCAACCTGTTCTTTTCTCTGATTGCAATAACTGCATTCATGTTCCCAACATTAAAATCAATCCCAATCCGCAGAGGTTGTGAAATATCATCAGGAATCTTGCCAACATGCTTTGATCTGTCGAATCTATCGTAAACCTGTCCCATGTTTAGGCTTACAAACTCTCCGTTGAGATAAGCTTGCAACAAAGTGGGATCGTAGTTAGCCTTTAGTCTCTCGATAAAATCTGGCGGAAGATGTGGGTTATCCGTTGTCTTCATCTTGATCAACTTGCGATCTGGGCGAGAAAGAGCCTCTTCACTGCCAAAGGTCTGCCACATCCACCGAAAACCCTCAGGAGTGCTTGCAGCTGCAAATTGGCGAACATTGCCGGAGCGCAGGCGGCCAAGGATTTTTGGAAATGCCTTATTCGCAATTGATGGGTGAACGGTGTCGATCTCGTCAGCCAAAACCCAAGCAAGGTTCAAGCCGATAATCCTTTGCCAGCTTTCAAAGCTACGGCACAAAATCTTGGTGTCTCCCCTAGGCAAGTGCAACACATATTCAGGCAACGGACTTGCTCTGAAACTGTGTGGGATTTCGTAATGATCTAAAAAATCATCAAAATCAGTTTGCCAAATATCCCTGATCAATGGCCCCGTGGGCTCCATTACAGCGCCGATAAACCCTTGGTTTGCCGCGGCCAAAACAAAAGCCTTGGCGCATAAAGATCTGGTTTTTCCAGCACCATAGCCAGCAGAAATTCCTAGTATTTCAGTTTCATGATCATCAACAAAGCTTAACTGGCCAGGGTGCAAATCTCGACGAATTTCATTGATCGTCTTTTGAATGTCAAGATTTCCAGCGTCACCCTTTACCATTTGAAGGATGCCTGTTTTCGGCTGACAATCCAGAATACTCACAGCTCAAAGCATCTTTGTTAAGAACACAGCTGAGCAAGCTTCGCCGCAGTATTGATTGCGCCCAAGGCTATGTGATATTGCCCTGCTCTCCTGGCTTCCATTTGAAGGGTTGAGCACTGCGAAAGCAGATCAGCGACCATTTGAGGGCGTTCGATGTCCCAGTCTGCCTTGAGTTGCTCTCTCGCAAGTTGCAAATACTTGTCGCATGAGCGAGATCCCACCCCCCAGTTTTCGGATGCATATCGAATGCAATCTGATCTACGGCCACCACTTGCGATAATGCGAGCAAACCGCTGTGCGCGAAGTTCAGTTTCTGCTTTTGTTCCTCTAGGGGCGGCCATTAGAACGCCTCCTGTTGCTCCTGATTGAAGTGAGCGCCTGATGGTTCACAGACGGCGGTGTTACCTGTGAAGTCTTCCCAGCGCTTGACGATGACATCGCAATAAGCGGGGTCGATTTCCATCATGCGGCAGTGGCGGGAAGTTTTCTCGCAGGCGATAAGAGTTGATCCTGAACCACCGAAGAGGTCAAGCACTGTGGCAACCTTGTGATTGTTTATAGCCCGTTCGGCTAGCTCAACTGGCTTTTGAGTTGGATGAAAATTGTTAGTTGCATCGCGCTTCATCTCCCACAAGGTTGCTTCGGTGGATGCGCCACACCATCTGAGAGTTGAGCCTTTTGGTTTCCAATAAAGACAAGGTTCGTGGCGCTGCTTGTATTGCGCATTCATTGCGGCATATGTAGCGTTGATTTTATGCCAAATAATTAGTGCATGAATTTGCCCAACAGCTTCTACTGCCTGATAGAGCTTGAGGGGCTTAGTGCCAGCGAACCAAGTATAACAAGGCCCATCGCAAAATGATGCGATCAAAGGGACTACATCGGCGTAGATCTGATCATCGGCATCGTTTGCGAGCTTTTCTCGTTTGCGCTTGATGTTGACGTCACCACTATGAAAATGCCCGCCTTCGTAGTTGACACCGTATGGCGGGTCGGTAAAGACCATATCGGCCTTCTTGCCATCCATAAGGCGTTCGACGTGTTGAATGTTAGTGCTGTCACCACAGAGCAAGCGGTGGTTGCCAAGGATCCATAAGTCACCTGGTTTGGTGATGGGGTCTTCTGGTGTTTCGGGAATCTCGTCGGGGTCAGTGTTGCCTTCGGCTGGTAACTGCTCGACTTCACCAATAATTTCTGAAAGGTCTTCACCTTCAAACCATGGGGTGATGTCATGCTCTTCACTGAGCTGCTGCAACATTTCAGCGTCCCAGTCGGATAAATCGCTTGTGCGGTTATCGGCTAGAGCTAAGCCGATCTTTTCTTCTTCAGACAAGCCGGTGCGTTTTACGGCGATCAGTTCATTGCCGTCGGTTTCTATGATTCGTAAATTTTTGATACCTACTGTTTTGGCACCTTGAATGGTGCCATTGCCTGCCAGGATGCGATTGTCTTCATCGATGACGATAGAGCGTGCAGCACCGTAACGCTGCAATGATTCTGCAATGAGTTTTGCAGAGCGATCGGTACGCTTTCTTGCATTTTTATGATCTTGCTTTAGGTCATTGATGGAAACCATTTTTGACATTAAAGGCCGCCTTGTTTTGAGTATAGGGTTTTTTGGGTTTTTGTGGGTTGTTTAATTCTTGGTAGAGGGCAGTGTAGTAATCATCGAGGGTTTCTGAAATATCCGAAATTCGGATGTTTGAGGGATAGAGATCAGGGAGAGTCATCGATAAGTGCATTGATTGCGATTGCAGCGCAATGATCAGCCTGTTGTTTGCTGAGGCCACTGTTTGCGCGTGCGCGGATTGCGTTTGAGATTTGTTGAATCTTTTCGGGCTTGCAGCCTGAAACGCGCAATTTTGATCTGATGAAACTTGAGCGGGTGGTGTTTTTCTCCTTTACAATGTTGTCAATCAACTGAAGCTCTGATTCTGGGAGACGAAGTTTTACTTCACGCATGTTGCAGTTTCGAGTGCCGCCTGAATGCGACAAAGATCATTATTGAAAGATGATAGCAATTCTGACGGCAAGGATCGGTTTTCTTCGTAAGCGTTGTCCAAAATTGCTCGTGCTTGAGCCTTGGCTAGATCAAGGGTGACGATCAAAGACTCAACGACAGGCTCTTGACGAAAGGATAAATCATAGAGCATTAGAAATCCTCAGGAGAGATTTGCTGTGATGAATCTTCTCTAAGAAGATTCACGAATCTGACGCCGCGATATCCCTTGGGGAAAGTCCTTAGGTCAACCCGCATGTTTTTGCTGAAGCCTGGCGAGGGCTCGTCAAGGTTTTCAAGAGTGATCAGGCCATTGTGAAGCATTTGCCTCAGCGTTAGGCGCGTGGAGGAAAGATCAAGCGCTTTCATTGAAAAGCTTTTGAAGAACTGGGTTTTGGCAGGGCTCATCAATGAAGCCCTGCTCAGCCGTAAAGATACGTGAGGCGGGGTGTTTCGTCAACGGCTCCTGAGAGGCCCCGTGAGAGGCCTTAGCCCTGGCCTCGAATACATCACCCCAGCCACTAGCGATAGAGCGCTCCAGGGCGTTTCTGCGGGCCTCTGACGGCCACTGCAGCAATTTATTGGTGATGCGCTTGAGAACGCTGCTGGATCTCGTGCCCTTTTTCACAGCCCAAAACTCAACCAGCAAATCGGCGCAGTCGTCGAGTTCAAAAGGGATCGAAGCAAGCGGGAGCTTTTTTGTCCGATTTGGATCCTTTGGCGGCGCTTGCGCCTTTTGGGTTTTTGTTCCTGGGTTCTTGTTAATGGGTTCTTGTTCGTAGGTCGTTTTCGACCTAGGGGGTAGGTCGTTTTCGACCTGGGGGGTAGGTCGTTTTCGACCTAGGTCGTTTTTGACCTGGGTCGTTTTTGCTATGGGTTCAGGAGCATCTGTTTTGACGTGAAAAACCGTTGTGTGACCTGATCTGGCCTTGGCTTCAACCCATCCGGTTTCCTTGAGCCACGCCAAAGCGCGTTGCACGACTTTTCGGCTCATGCCGCTTTCAAGCTGAATCGTGTTGATCGAAACCCAGCACCCTTGCTGGCTATTCCACCCATGCCGATGCAATACGGCATAAACCGCCCAAATGCGATAGTTGCCCTGATCCATCAACTTGTAAGGGATTGCGGCAAAACCGCTTGCTAAAACCTTGTGTGGCATGTTAAATTTGAGATGAGGAAAGACGCTTCTGGCGGGAGTTCTTGAAGGGGGTCTCCCGCTTTTTTTTGCGGATTTTTATTCTTGAGAATCAAACCAAGCCTGCATTAACTCTTCATTAGCGTTCACTAAGCTTTGGCATTGAGATTTGATTAAGCGTTGCTTGCCGGAATCAATCCAGGGCTCAACGCCTAGATCCCAATAAGCCTGCTCTTCTCTTTTGATCTGATCACTGACCAAAAGGTGAATGGCTTTGGTAGCAGCCAGATCCCTTCTGAGGGCGCTGAGGAGCAATTTTTTATCCATGGTCAGAATAGGTGGCGCTTCAAGATGGCCTTGTTACAGCTTTCTGTCAACGGCTTAGAGCCAGCACCGCAGGGATCCAAACGATATGTAGGAAACGGGAGGATGATCGAGGCCAGCAAGCGCGTTAAGCCATGGCGCAAGGCGGTCTCTGATTCTGCATCGCAGCAAATGCGAGACCAAAAAATCTCACGAATAGAATCAGGCTGCTCTGTTTCTATCGTGTTTCGATTTAAGAGGCCTAAGTCTCACTTCACGACTAATGGCCAGCTAAAGGCAAATGCGCCAGAGCATTGCATCGTAAAAAGAAACGACATCGACAAATGCGTAAGGTCAACGCTCGACGGTCTTGTAGACGGTGGCGCAATGGCTGACGATTGCCTTGTGATCATCGTCAACGCTGAAAAGCGTTATTGCATTGGATTCGAGCCGCCAGGGGCTTTGATCAGCATTGTTGAAATTAAATAAAAAAACCGCTAGCTTCCAAGGCGGGAGATAAAAATCCTGTATTTCTAATCAAATCAAACCATCATGATCGAATCGTTCAAGCCTGAGCAAAAGCAAGAGACACAAAAAAGGGTTGCCTTCATCACTGAAGAGGGTTCACCCAAACACGATTTTGCCGTTTGCTTTTTGATTGAAAAGGGAGAGGAAGCAATTATTTACTCACCCGGAGACAATAGCTACGAAGTGAAACACAACGTAGGCAAAAGGGTTACTTTGACTGCCTTGTACCCTGCAGACAAAAAAGGGGCGCGTAAATGGATTGCCAAGGCGGCTCCATTGCAGTTGCTGCCAGAAAACCTTAGAAGTGAGATTGTCACACCGGCAAGCCAAATAGCTCAAACTGTTAAAAACAAAACAGCAAAATTGTCAGAAACTGAGCAAAAATTCATCGACAAAGAAGCTGAAATGCTTTTACCAAAAAGATTATCCTTTTCTATTAGCGCAAGCAATTACCTTTATTTAAAGTCTTATGCTTTGGATAACGGACTTACAGGGAGATACGCTACAAGCATTATTTTAAATGAAGCGCTTGCGTTTGCTTTTAATAATGGTTTTCTACGTGATTAAACCTATTTCGACATCCGCTTTTGGCTGCTGCTTTCGGAGCCGTTTAGAGGCAAGGTTTGCAGTTTATTTTTCAGAGCGGAAATGGCACTGGCGTTACGAGCCAGAGGGCTTTGAGCTGCCTTCCGGCTATTACTTGCCGGATTTTTGGGTAGTTGACGAATTTGGCCAGGGCTTCTTTGTAGAGGTTAAGCAATTTCAGCCAAACGACAACGAAAGGCTCAAGGCTCAGGAGCTGGCTAACCAGACTAAGCAAGAGGTCTTGGTGATGACTCATGATTACCTCTCTTCTAGAGCAAAGAGGGGGATTGAGGCCGCCGTGGTGGCCATGAGCCAGCGCTTTGAATTTGGCGAAGCGCCAAGCTAGCAGCAAGAGCAGAGACCCTAAAAAGCCCGGCAGCCTTTTGGTTGCCGTTTTTTTTTGCGAGTTGGTTGACCAGGGCCGACCAATGCCCTATATTCTTTTCAAGCGGGAGACCGCACCACACACACCTCAAATGACCAACTACACCATCACCGTCGAAGGCACTACCCACACAATGAAGAGCAAAGTCGCTGACTATGCCTACGCCGTGGGAATGATCATCGACAGCACTGTTCACAAGCCCGGTTTCTCCAGAAAGCTTGAGTCAGTCATGAAGAGTGCCAACCAAATTCGTTCTTACAACAACGGCAGCATCCCTTACGTTGTTGAGCTTGCCACCGGAAAGCGCATTGTCTGATCTGCCCGCCCCCTTCAGGGGGCTTTCTTCATGACTTACCTCGAACGCATCCAAGCCCTGCCACACGTTGAGAGCCTTGAGCGCGAAGCAGATGGTTGGTGCTGCACCTTGCGACCTGGGCTGACGACAGAAGCCCTAGGCGGCAGCGGCATCATCATTGACCAGTCGATCCGACTGATCTGGTCTTTCGCTAAAGGCCCGGCATTGCCGTCCCAGGAACACTAGATGAGCCCCTGCCGGGGAGCCTGCAATACAACAGCGGCGCTGCCGTAAATACAGGGCACGTTGTGGCGTGATCCATACCCCGGCAACCAATTGATAAATCTGCACAAGCAGGGTTGAGCAGGGCCAACCATGACCCATAATTAGCTCAAGCCCGAGAGGGCACCACACACACAAACAAATGACTGTTTCTACTTTCCCTTCCCGCTACGGATACAACGTTACCCGCGCCGTCTTGGCCATGGAGCCCGAGACCAACAGCGAGGGTACAACAACTCAGAACATCGTCACCTTTGAGGCCAACGACATCTCCGAAGCCGTGAGCATCGTCGGCAAGACCTT